ATTTCTTGCAAGTTTCTTCGCTTATATTCCTAGTGGCAAGTCGGGCAAACTCTCCTTCGTAGGTAATTTTGGTAGGTCCGTTGGTACTTGTGGCAGTTGATTCTGAATTGTTTTCCTGATTAGGAAATTTCGTATACCCGCAACTGAAACAATATTCGTGGCCATCGCTATAAACAGCAAGTGCATCAGAACTAGGACAACTAGGACAGGCTTGGTGCGTAATAAATTCGGAAGTTTCATTATTCATTTTGAGGACAATTCCTCATAAATTTCGGTGTACTCTTTGAGTGCTTCAAGGACTACTTGAACTGGGTATCCCTCGTCTTGTAGGCGAGTGACAAAAGTATCTATGGTGGGCATGAGATCGCTGGTAGCCATGAGGGTGGAATGTTGGGATAGATACACCAGGGAAATCCATGCTTGTCGCACCAATCGCCATAGTGAGTTTTGCTATTTTTTGATAAAGTATTATTTCTTTGAAAGACAAAACGTATATCTAAGTCTGGATACTGTTTCTTAATGGCTAACATCTTCCTTCTATCAGCGGGTTTGAAAAATCCCTTAGCCTCTAGAATGATGTTGTTATTTAAAAAGAAATCAGGTGTATATTTCGATTCAAGTTTGTAGCTATAACTCCTCGCTTCATAAAGATAAACAACATTATCTTTTTCAAATGACTTAGCAATACGCTCTTCTAAAACAGAGCGAAAAGCCATAATTAGAAATCATAACTATTGGCTAGTTCAGCTGGTCTATTATCACTAACTGTTGGGGAAGCTGACTTATAGCCATCTCTAGTTCCAAAGATAGAATTAATATCATCCAGGCTCATATCACCACTATCAGTTGCACCTGTGGCGGTGACAAGTTTAGTCACTTGCACTCCGACAACTTTAAGGGATGTTCCTTTAGCTGGTTTGGTGTATGGGGATTGGTCAACAATGACTACAGCTTGAGTACCTTTCCTTAGATTTTGTAGATCTGAGTCAGACAATGGTTGTCCTTCTGTATCTACAAAAACAGGTATAGGTTTTTTAGCAGTATCGCTATAACTGTATTTACAAAGCCCTTCATCATCCCAGGGTTCAGGGTTAAGAGCTACTCTTTTAGGGTTTTCAAGTTTAGTATCTACCCACTTGAGTAATTCTTTTCTATCTTTTTCAATTTTTTCTAAAATCTCAGCTGGAATTTTATAAGAAAAACATCTGTTTTCATATTTACCAGCATCTTGATAGACGTTAATAAAACCTTCTAATTCAGTTTCAAAAACATATCTGTTTGGTTTTTGCATTTGGTTCTTTTGGATTGATGATCTAAGTTTCATAATTTTTTAGGACTCGGATATTTTGTGGGTAATTCTTCAAGTTGTTTCTTTACCTTGGCTATCCAATCAAAGATCAAATTTTCTTTGTGATTTGAGAAAACTTTCATAATGTTCTGTTTGTATTTCATAGGGTTTAGTAACTCCATAAGCAAGGAACATTGCATAGTCCTCTTCGGTTAATTCCTCTATTTCTAGTTGTGTTAAATCGGGCATCGCATGTGGGAAATAAATTAACTGGTTGAGTGTAAGTGATAAGAACCCAATAAAAAAGGGGCTTCTTAGCCCCTATGAGTGATTGAGTTGTATATATGCAGCTATCTAGTACAGCATTTTGAGTGCGGTGCGTCTACCAATTCCACCACGCTCCCAAGGCTTTTCAGCGATAACATTGTAACAAAATCATAGCAAAATATAAAAATTTAGCCATTTATTTACTCTGCCGCATTAACCGCATTGTGTTTTTAGAACAATGCGATCATTATAATTTAGCAACTAAGTTATGTAATGCTGGATTAGAAACCTTGCAATATTTCAATGTAGTATCCATACTTTTATGACCCGCAATAGCTTTAATATTACGAGGATGATCTACAGCTCCCGACCAGGTACAGAAACTATGCCTGAATGAGTGCCATACATAAGATCCATCTAAGCCAATAAGCTTTCTACATTTAACAAATTGTTTATAAAGTTGACCTTTATTTAACCATTCATCTCCAAACAAAAGTCCATTAGGATTTTTAGTTTTTAAACGTCTGATTATTAATGGTTGGATTTTTATATTCAGAGGTATTGGTCTACCAGTACGGTTTTTAGTAGACGTTTCAGGTCTACCACCAATCCACATAACATTGTTTTCTTGGTCAATGTCTCTAATCCTTACCCTTAAAAGTTCACCTTGTCTTATACCTGTATATGCCGAGACATTCATAGCATCAGCTAAATTTTGATTGCTATAAATTTCTACAGCTACAGAACATAATTGAACAACTTGTTCTTTAGTGAAATAAGCTTGCCTTGATTCATCAACATCTAGCTCTTCAAAAGCTGGTCGTTTGTGTGAGTGCAAGTCTAAATTAAATGTGTATCTCATTGCATGTGAAGCAGCGGATACAATCTTATTCACTCGTCCATTAGATAAATCGAAATCATCTAATAGATCATTTTGTAATTCAATCCACACATGTCCCTTAGTTAGGTGTCTGAGTGGAAGTGAATTGCCCCAATAAGAGGTTATTCTTTGGACTCTGCGAATAGTGTCATCAGCGGATTTTTGACGCTTCCAACAGTTATCCCAGGTGTACTTGTGGATGTCTCCCCAAGTCCTTAATTCGGTGGATGAGGTGGTCATAATTTTTGGTCGAGTACATTTTCGATGAGCTTTACAATTTGCTCACCTTTGCGGCTTAAGAAAATCCTGTAGCGTTTGTGATCTTCAGGATCTCTTTCTCTATAAATTAATCGTAGTCCTTCTTTACCTAACCTATGCCTTGGCCCAAGCCAGGTAACATTTCTAGATACTGAAGATGTAGTCATAGATGTTTCTATAGCTATATCTTCTTGTCTGCAGCCGTTGTGACTAGAGATATATAAAAATGTTATTAATAGTTGAGCGGGAAATTCCCTATCTAATGACCGTATAACGTCAAATGCGAGATACATTCGATACAAAGAGGTGTTAGTTCTTTTGTCAGCAGTCATTGTAATTAAAGAATAAGACGATACGAATAAATTACAAGAGGTAGAATGTCACTTCCACTACGGCAAGTATAACGTAAAATTATTAGTTGTGTAGCAATAAATTTACAATCTAGTAATCTAGTTAAAAGACTGATACAAACACACTTTTAAAGTAACAAGCTATGACTCGTAATGTGGATTAAAGAAGTCAATGTCCCATAAGTAACACTCTTCTAAAAAGTCAGCTACCTGGGCTAAAGCCCTGGCTCGCTTAGGATCATCTGAATTTACATAGTATTGAAGCCTCTCAATAAGAGTGGCATTTTCAGGTAATTTAGGCATATCGGTTGCATTTGTGCTATTAACAAAAAAAATACAAAGCTTCATTAACTTTGTTTATATCAAGAGTGCCTTTGATGAGTGATAAAGGTATTTCTACTCCAACCTGGTTAGCCCAGTCTTCGAGTATTGGTTCTTTATACATCTCAACAAAGTGCATCCTTATATCCTTAGCCATTTGCTCCATGTCACATGATCTACCTAGAACACAATCATGTATAACTGTGAAAGGTTTATCGTATTCTGAAAAACAGAAATGTAGTAATGAAGCATCCATAGAATGTGTGACGTTAGGAGCAAGTGCTGATACATGATGTTTGTTATCAGGTCCACCCCAACCATTACCAATTTTGCAATCAATAACAGCTCCCATTAATCTAGTCTGAACTCTTTTAGAGAGACTCTTCCTTAAGTCTTGTCGCACTACAAACCCAGAGGGTGTAGTCCATTGAATACTGTCTTGAGTTTCCATAATTTCTTTGGCACATTTCTGAAACCATTTCATTACATCAACAGGACCAGGAAATACTTCGGGAATAGCGTATTCATAGATGGCTTTTGTTATGTCTGTTAATCGTCCAGGAATAGATAAGTCAACTCCTTTTTCCATTAACGATTCTCTTATGTAGGCTCTTGCACTATGAGCGGTGACTCCATAACAAAGAGTCATTGTTGTTCTCTTAGTAACTTTGCGATCAATATATTTAGCAAGACTTTTATCTTGTAAATATTTGATACTATGCTCGGCTACTGTTCTGTATCCGTCAGCTGGTTTATCAGTAGGTAATACATTAACTAGCTCTGCAGCTTTAGCATCAAGTGTCATTGCAGATAGATGTTGTATCCCAGATTGGGTTGCATCTATGCCACAAGGTAAACCACTTGTTGTTTTTGTTTTAGCTATGCAACATGACCAATATTCATAGCAGCTACTAAGGAAGCACCAGGGCTCTTCTGTTTCTTCCCATAGAGACATATTACCTATAGGATCTATTGCTACTTGAGTGATAAGTGGGATGTTTTTATGTACCCATTTATGTCTGTTGTTGTAAGTTTCCTTATCTAACCCATAAGTAGTAGCAACTTGGAAAGCCAACCAATATTCATCAATCGGTCCTTGCTTATCAAAGTACAAAAGTGCTTTATCAAAGTCAGTACCTTGAGGTGAAAGTGTATCAACTAAAGGGTAAATCCTACCTCTGTATCCGAATGTCCAGGGAACCCAGAATCGTTTCTCATCTTTATACTTATTGGCTACATACATAACCTCAGTAGTTCGATAGTTTTTTTGTTCGATTTGAGCGTTGTAATCCTCGATTATTCTTCTACTTTTTTTATACTCTTTTAGTTGTTCAGGTGTGGGCTCTCCTTCTGGTTTTGCTGGTGGTTGTTTAGCTTCAGCTCGTTTAAATTTTCCAATAGATTTGAAATTATCGAAACAATGCTTGGCTACTTCAAATACAAAGATGTTTATACATAAAGCTTGGTCTTGAACATTGTTCAAAAACTTTATGGGTAACTCTCCCTGTTTACCACCCTGTAATGGACCCTTGTATCTGACTAAGGGTGAAATCTTTCTTATTTCCTCTGTTAAATATCCTCCAGGCTCTTCATTACTATGAGGTATTGGTGGACATACCATCGGCCATCTACAGAAAGCTAACTCTTCAGCTTTTTTTATTATTGACCCTTTTAATCCTAAAAATTCTTGACTGTATCTCATTACAGTTCGACTACGTTTTTTGCCAACTGGAATGGTTTCTTTTTTAATCCATCCTGTAGCTCTACAAAGACAATCAAGGGACCAGCTCCCTATCTTATGAGCTGTTTCCCTGGACCATGTTGGCCATTGTATATTTTCTTTATTAAACCTAAGCCTATAGACTGTAGCCTTTTGCCTAGTACCTGTAGATGGGTGGAAACTATGAGTGATACGTTTATATAAATCTTTATCTTGTTCAAAGTAATAGTTCAGTCTCAACTCAGTCTCAATAGCTTTACCAATAGAGATAGTAAGGTCAGCTAATTGTGGCTTTGTATCTTTACCTAATACATCAAGACATACCTTCATCGCAATGACGGTAATAACTTGCATGTCAGCATCTTTTAAATGCTTATATACCGTAGCCGCATCAACAGCTCCTCCTCCTTTTCTAAGGTATTGAAGTCGAGTGCTTAGAGTGCTGGATATTTCACCAACATAATGTTTTAGTATTGATTGACCATAAATGGTTGAACTTGCATAAGCTTTATTCTCAGCTCTTTTAGTCTTGTTTGTAAGTCTTGTTCTTGCTTCAGTACCTTGATGCGTTTCTCTAGCGAGCTGTTTGCTAAAGAGCTCCAGATCTTCTTCCATGTTTGTGTGTGGTTGAGTGGTGATTTATTCATTTAGGATGTTCAGTTATTCCTTTTATCGCATCAGGGTTTTTATAAACGTAAGGTATTAAGTCGATAGCGTCTTGTCTTGCTTGCTCTATTGAAAAAGCATATAGTTCTAAATTATGAGTAAGTCCTTTATCATCAACATATTTGACAGTATATCTTCTACATAATTTATTTGGTAAAGAAATCATTAGTTGCCTTAGTGGAATTAGCATACAACGGATTGTTAAGTAAAACAACCTATTAGTAAAACTTAGCTTGTATTCGGTTTACATTTCTTAACATTACTAGATCTAGTGCAGTCATTGTCTTCTTTTTCTGTATCAAAAGGTACATTAAAGCCCCAAGGATAGCTAAGCTCTTCAACCGTCTTAGCCTTGTGTTTATAAGGATCGTATTGCATAAGTGGGATTGATCTTTTGTATTAATATTGCTTATGAGGGTTATAAGTGCAACTGACTATGTGCATACCCCCATATTTAGTGTTCATAAAAAAAGACCAACTAAGTTGGCCGTATAGAATGATGAGTGATAAATGATCAATTATCCTGGAATGTTGTAAAGAAAAAAGCCCGATGTTAATCGGACTTAAGATTATAGAATTTTTTATATTCTTTATCATAATCATCTAGGTATTTAGAATAATATAGATAATTAAGATAAGGAAATCTTTTTCTAAATTGAAAGTAGGTTAAAGGTTCGTAGTTCATTGCTCTAGTTCCTTTGGATAATCATCTGGTATGGTCACTAATTGAAGTGAAGTACATGGTGCATCGTTAGCGAATCCACTATGTCCAGATTTGGTATGAACTTTGTAGGCTACCCATGTTTCTTCAACATAGATATACATAAATTCTTCCCAGGCTACTAGCTCTTGAAATTCCTTTAAGTTTTTAGAAACTTGAGGTTGATAATTTTCATCACCTCTTTTGGAATAATACTGAGGACCATAAAATTTATTTTTATAATT